ATCTTAAACCGGATGTGGAGGCTGGCAAACAGCTCCGCCGCCGACGCGGTGCGAATGGCCTGCTTTCCCGAGGAGGAGTGGGGGGATGTAAAAAATCTGAAGCTGGACGGTGTGACCGAATTCAAGCGGGGAGCCAACGGGGTCATTGAGCTGAAATTTGTGGACCGGGGAAAGCTGCTGGAGCGGCTTCTGGACGCCTGTGACCGCAGCGGCGAGGAACAGGTGGACCGGTTTTTGAGAGCCATGGAGGGGGATGAGAACTGAGCGATGGTATTTTCCCCAAAACAGCGTGTGGTTCTGACCTGGTGGCGGCCGGGCAGCGCCAATTATGACCGGCAGGCCATTATCTGTGACGGAGCGGTGCGCAGCGGAAAGACCCTGTGTACGGGATTGTCCTTCTTTTGTTGGGCCATGAGCACCTTTCAAAACCGAAATTTTGCCCTGTGCGGCAAGACCATCACCAGTATCCGGCGCAATATGATCGCGGAGCTGCTGCCCATGCTGGAAAGGATGGGGTTTCACTGCGAAGAAAAGCGCAGCCAGAATCGGATCGCCGTTCGCCTTGGGGGCAGAAGCAACGATTTCTATCTCTTCGGCGGTAAAGACGAGGGGTCTGCCGCGCTTATTCAGGGCATTACTCTGGCGGGGGTGCTGCTGGACGAGGTGGCGCTGATGCCCAAGTCCTTTGTGGAGCAGGCGGTGGCCCGCTGCTCGGTGACAGGCAGCCGGCTGTGGTTCTCATGCAACCCGGAATCCCCCGCCCACTGGTTTTACCGGGAGTGGATTTTGGGAGCGGAGAAGAAAAAAGCGCTGCGGCTGCACTTTACCATGGAGGATAACCCCGGGCTGTCCCCCCAGGTGCTGGAGCGGTATAAAACCATGTTTCAGGGAACTTTTTACCGCCGGTTTGTACTGGGGGAATGGGTGGCCGCCGAGGGCAGGGTGTACGACTTCTTTGACGACAGCTTTCTGCGTCCCGCCCCCGAGGGAGAGATAGAGAAGTGGTATATCTCCTGCGATTACGGCACGGTGAATCCCACCTCCATGGGCCTTTGGGGCAAAAAACAGGGAGTGTGGTACCGGGTAAAGGAGTTTTACTACGACGCCCGGGCCAGACGCAGGCAGATGACCGATGAGGAATATGCTGCCGCGCTGGCTGACCTGGCCGGGGAGCGGCCCGTTCGGGCGGTGGTGCTGGACCCCTCTGCCGCCAGCTTTGCCGAGACGCTGCGGCGAAAGGGGTGGCGGGTAAAGAAGGCGGACAACGAGGTGATCTCGGGCATTCGGCTTACGGCGCAGCTGTTGAAAACAGGAAAGCTGGTGGTCTGTGAGGGGTGCCGGGACGCGATCCGGGAATTTTCTCTCTACCGCTGGGAGGAGGGGGAGGATGGTAAGGACCGGGTTCGGAAGGAACATGACCACGCCATGGATGAGATCCGCTACTTCGCCGCCACCGTGGCGGGAAAGGAGGGGGACGGTCAGGGCGGAATCTTTGCGGGATGTGTGGAGAGAGGTGTTTTTTAATGCAGAATGAACAATGCAGAATGCAGAATGTGGAGGAGTTGCAGCGTGAAATGGTTTGAACGAAAGAAGCAGTCTGAAAAGCCTGCCGCGCCGGTGGTGCAGTTGAGAAGGGAGGAGAGCCACCCCTTCTCCGCGCTGGATGGCTATGTTCCCATGAGTGCGGCCAGAGCGGAGCTGTATCGCAGCATCCGGGAGGCGGTGCCCATTGTGGACGCCGCCATTTGGAAGCTGGTGCGCCTTTGCGGCGGCGTGGGGGTCAAAGCGGCTGATCCCGCTGCCCAGCGGGGACTGGAGAAATTCTGGAAGACGGTGGACACCGGCTGGGGCCAGCGGGGAGTTCAGTCTTTTCTGGACCGCTATCTGGACGATCTGTTTACCTGCGGACAGGGGGTGGGAGAGATCGTGCTGGACGGGCAGGGAAAGTCCATTGCTGCCCTGCTGTGCGCTGACCCCACTCAGGTGGAGGCCAGGGTGGGAGACAGTCCCCTGGACTTTCGCCTTTGCCGAAGCGGGGTGGGTGAGAGGAAGGAGCTGCCCTTCCAGAAGCTGCTTCTTTTTACGCCCTTCCAGCCTACCGGGGAGGAGCCATGTGGGGTGTCGCTGCTGAAGTCTATGCCCTTTTTGACCGGGATTCTGCTGAAGATTTTTCAGGCCACCGGGCAGAACTGGGACAGAGCGGGCAATCTTCGCTTCGCCGTGGTGTGCAAGCCCGGCGAGGAGGGAGAGGCATTTGCGCAGGAGCGGTGCCAGCAGCTGGCCAGTCAGTGGAGCGCGTCCATGCAGGCTGCCAGGGCCGGCTGCGTCCGGGACTTTGTTGCTGTGGGGGATGTGGATATCAAGGTCATCGGCGCCGACGGGCCGGTGCTGGACAGTCAGGTGCCGGTACGGCAGATTTTAGAGCAGCTTGTGGCCCGGACAGGTATCCCGCCCTTTATGCTGGGGCTGTCATGGTCCTCCACCGAGCGCATGAGCGCCCAGCAGGCCGATCTGCTGACCAGCGAGATCGCGGCCATCCGACGCAGTGTGGAGCCTGTTTTGTGCCGGGCAGCTGAGCTTTGGCTGCGTTTGCACGGGTTTGACGATGGGGTGGAGATCGTATGGGAGGACATCAATTTGCAGGATATGGTGGAGGAGGCCAGGGCGGAGCTGTACCGGGCCCAGGCTGAGGCGCTGAGAAAGGAGAATGAGGCGTGAACATTGTAAAAGAAGTGAGACAGGGGGACACCGCCCCTCTGGATAAGGAGGAGCTGGCGGCGGTGAATGCCCTGACCCGCAGGGAACTGGGTGAGGAGGAGGTATATCTCTTTTCGGTGCGCCTGTGCGACAACGAGGTGGACCGGGACGGGGAGCGTTTTTCCACCCAGACGCTGGAGGAGCTTGCCCCCATGTTTGTGGGAAAGAGCGGTATTTTTGACCACCAGTGGACTGCCAGAGGTCAGACTGCCCGCATCTATAAGTGTGAGCTGGTGCGCGACAGCGTCCGACTGACCCGGGCGGGGGACGGTTACTGCTGGCTGAAGGGCTACGCCTATATGCTGCGCACCGAGGGAAATCAGGATTTGATCGCCGAGATCGACGCGGGCATCAAAAAGGAGGTCAGCGTGGGCTGCAGCGTGACGCGCAAGGTGTGCTCCATCTGCGGCGAGGATGTGACCCGTTCCCCCTGTGAGCACCGCAGAGGTGAGCGGTATGATGGCCAGCTGTGCTATGTCAGTCTGGAGGGGGCCGCGGACGCCTATGAATTTTCCTTTGTGGCCGTCCCCGCCCAGCCCGCCGCCGGGGTGGTGAAGGGCCTGCAGATGGACACTGCCCAGCTCAGACAGCTGGAGCAGGAGGCGGCCCTGGGCAGGAAGTATTTAAAGCAGCTCAGGGAGGATGTGGTCCGGCTGGGGCTGCTGGCGGAACTGGGGCTGGAGGCCAGAACGCTGAGAGAGATGGCCAATACTCTGGGTCCTGCCCAGCTGGAGGAGTTGAAAAAGGCATATGGCCGTCAGGCCGAGGGGAGATATCCCCTGCGCACCCAGCTTAGCTATGGACAGCGGCAGGAGGAGAACCGGCAGAGAGACGCGGCGTTTCTGATCTGAGCGCCGTTCTCTATATAAAATCAAATTTAAGGAGGAAACAGCATGAAGAAACTGGGTTTTGAGGGTATCGGCGAGGTGGTGGTCACCGTGGCCATGTCGGAGGAGATGGAGCGCGGTACCCCTGTGTGTATGGAGGGCAATGGCGCGGCGCGCCCCTGTCAGACTGACGAGATGTTCTGCGGTGTGGCTCTGGGCCGACGGGGTGAGTTTGGCGCCGTGCAGGTGAAGGGGTTTGTGACCGTGCCCTACTCCGGCGATCTGGCTGTGGGCTGGGTTTCTCTGGCTGCCGACGGCGACGGCGGCGTGTGCCGAAACGAAAACGGTCTGAAGGTGCTGGTCGTCCATGTGGACGAGGACGAGTGTGTCGCCACCATCTGTCTGTAAAAACAAAGGAGGAAGAAAAAATGGCTTATCAGTATGAAAATGTGAAACTGGACAAGGGTATGTACCGCCACGCGGGGGAGAGTTTCAGCCAGGCGCTGGAGCGGCAGGACCCCAGCCAGCAGTATAAG